TCAGCGCATACGAGTTTCCTGACACCCACGCCGGCTGCCCGGTGAAGGAGCAGAATCCCATACCGTAATAACTTGAGCCAGAGTAGATTGGCGCGACGGGATAAGTGGTGGTTGCAGTAGAGCCGTAGACATTTGGAACCGTGATCGAGCCACCACACTGCAAAAGATCCTTCGGGATAATGCCGGCCCAGGTGGTGCCACCGGTTAGCTGTGACTGCGTGATAGCTGTATTTAGACCGACGAAATTTATGATCAGTCCGGTGTACATTCCCGTTGTCGGGAACTGAGATTGCAAATAGTAGAACCAACTTTCCCAGGTCGCGAAGCCTGGATACTGCATATTAATGGCGTTCTGTAGCGCCGCACCCGTTGCCCCAGCAGCAAGCGTCAATGCGAGATTTGTCGTCTGCGTGTAATCCTCCGTATTCTTCGCGTGCATACACGGTATGTACGCCACCATCGCAGGACTCGCTTTTACAGCGGCAACCTCCGTGGTCATCTGATTCGGCCCACCGCTTCCAGTGTTGGTGCCGAACTCGCAGTTCTCAGTCATGTACCAGTGCCCCGGTACAAACTTCAGTTGTTGCGAAGGTGCGGGCGGATGCACTGTGCCCTGCGGATGCTTGCGAACGATTAAACGATGCGCCATTTGCCGATCCTCTTAATTGTAGGAGATATCGACAATCACCGAGCTCGCCGTTATCGAAGTGTCGTCATTCACTGCGATGCCGCCAGTGACCGCGTACTTGATCGAGTTTGCGTGTGCACGTCCTTCCGGCATTGGGACGACAAATCCAGCGCCGCCGGTATTTCCAGGAATCATGAACTGATAGTTGGCATTGCTCGTGCCTAAGCCAATCGCGCCGCTGATATCGAACATCTTCAAATACACCGGGGTCGATAGCAGATTGAAACATCGGATGCCGAGAACTGTCCCCGCCGCTCCTTTCACGCTCGTAACCGCCGGGGTCGCCGGCGCGATCGCATTGTTGTAGCTCGCTCCGCCGCTCGCGAGTGAGGCGACTTGAATCGGCGTCATGTTGCTCGCGCCTTGAACCGTCACAACGTCCGCTGATGGCGTGCCGGCGGTACCCGCCTGGACGCCGCCGGCGGCCACATTCACAAACTGATTACCGGACGTATCGAGCGTCGGCGCATTCACCTTGCCGGCTGTGTAGGTCGGAGCAGTCGAAGCCACGAGCATGCCCACCGGCGTCTCAGGCGTCGTGCCGGTGGTAAAGGTAGAGCCGTCAGCAATCGATGTGCCGCCGGCCGCGGCGCCAGCCTTGATATTCACCAGCAAATTGCCGGCTGAGTCGAGCTGCATCGCGTTGACCTGGCCATTCGTCAGCGTCGGTGGCGTTGAGTTGTATACCGCCAGCACGCCGCCGACGAGCGCCTTGAAAATGCCGGACAGGAATCCGATGATGCCGCTACCGCCGGTGGGCTGGGAGATGCCGGTGCCAGCCGCGCCCATTGCGGTCGCCGTCGTTGCAGTGGAGGTCTCAACCGCCGCAATGTCGGTGGCGATGGTGGTGCTCGAGGTCGCAATTGATGCCAGATTGCCGCCGGTCTCGAGCGCCATGTTTGACGCCTCACTTTCGACCACTACCGGCAATGGATTCTGCGGACTGACCATTGTGGGATCGGCCGTACCGCTGCTCGATGGCAGAAACTCCATCACAGTGAGTTGATGGACTTCCGTCTCGTTGTCCAGCCAAACGGCAATCTCAGTGCCCGCGCCGGCTGTATATCCAGTGCCTGTTTTACCTGCCACGATTTTCTCCTACTGCGTAATTGACTTAGGAATTGCCGACAACGGCAGGACGATTGTTCCGACTACTGAGCTGTTGCCCTGGGCATCGGTCATGACCATCGTGACCGTGATCTGACCTGCGCTCGCGGGCGGCGAAGGCAACGGGGGCGGCGCAGGGGGCGCCGGTGAGCTCATTAGAAGCAACATTTCATACTGACCTCAAAAATGCGCGCGCCTTTTTTATTTCATCGTCGATAGACTTCAGCCGAGTCACTGCCATCGTGTCGCCCAGCAGCATCTCGCGCATGCAGCGCAGTGATCGATCCTCGAGGCGCACGATTTCCGCGAGCGCCGCGCGGCGTGCTTCAATCTTCGCGGCTATCTCTGATTTGAATTGCCAGCGTTTCGTCGCTGCATTCCATTCGTGATCGGCTGACGGCGCCGGCGGCTGGTAGTCCTCGACTGCGCCATTCGCAACGTTAAAGCGGCTGCTCAAGTGATCGTATTTGCCTTCGATGGCGATGTGATCGGGAGGCGTGTTGTTCGCAAGATGTTGCAGCGAGTCATCGTCGGTCGAGAATACGGTCGGCGCAATCGCACCGGAATCCTTGTGGTAAAAAGAAAATGTTTTCATTTCTTGATCGCCTCCGCCTTCAGCATTGCAGCCGTCGCGGTCCATCCATGGCCCACCGAGCCCAAACCTACGCCGACGAGGTAATAGGTTTGCGTGGTGTTGGCGGCAAGTGAATCGGTCGCTTCGAGTGCAAGTACTCCGGTCGCGGCCGCAATCGCACTGATCTGCACTGTCGCAAAATTGGTGGGGCTGGTGCTTCCGACTTTCGAGAACCAAAAATTGACGCTCTCAGATACCGTCGGATCTCCGGTCCATTGACCGGACGCGGTTATCACGACCGTACACGCCACCGGAAACGGCCCGACCGTAACCTGGGCGATCGCGGTATTTACACCGATACTGGAATTAGGAACGCTTACAGCGGAGATAGTCACCTGCGACGTATTCGTCGCCGCATTCGCGCCGAGGCCGGTGGTGTCTATCACGCCGGTGATTCCCGTCGGCCCAAAGTCCACAGAATTCCAACCGCCTCCCACGTCCTCGAGCGGCATGAAGGCGTACAGCGGCAGCGCTGCGGCGGCCACCGTGCGCATCACTACTTTATTCAGAAGATAATTGATGTTCGTCCCGTCGCAGAGGACCTCGACAAGATCCGTCGCGAGCGCCGGGCCATAGCTGCCGATATCGACACCACTTTCAAAAATGTACCAAGTGCCGTTGCCGTAATACCAAAGATAATCACCGTTGGTGTACGAACTACCACGCGCGGGGTGCGACGAAAGTCCTAGCATCTCGAAGTGGCCAGCGATCGGCTTGCCGGCGATATGGCACACGTCATACCCGTTCACCGAGTATGCGCAGGAGTCCCAGGCGGAGGGGCCCGACAGCTTGGAAACTGTCGTGCCGGTCATGACCGCCTCGCCGGTCGAGACGAATCCCTGCAGCGCGGAGGCCGGGGCCATGATGGCCTGCAGCGTCGGCTCGTTACCGTTCACTTCCTCAAATCGTGGCTTCGCGATCCAGACAATGCTGCGGCTATCGCTGCCATCGTAGAAATTGAAGGCGCGATGCATCTGATAGGGCGCACCCGCTATCGAGACGTAATCTGTGCCGACGTAAACCTGATTCCCGCTGACAGGATCGTAGACACCGGACAGACCTGAATCAGCCCCTGGATATCCGGCGCCGTGAATGAAGCCGACCGCTAGATACCACTTGCCAGGCGATAGATTGCCGGAAAACGCAAGGCCTCCGACGAAATAGGGATTGAGATTGTTCGTGCCGTTAAGATTATTGGTGGTAGCAGGATCGCAACCGAAATAAAGATGCGCCGTGTTACCGAATCCGTTCCACTGGAACCAGGCAATCGAGCGATAGGTTTTCGTCGGATCATAGCCATACAGATCCCCGCGGTTCTCCCATCCGCCAGAGGGATTCGAATCTGTGCTCGCCTGCCCCTGCCAAATCGCTTCGCTATTCCCGTACGGCCCCAGGGGTGCCGAACCGCTGCCGGCTAGTACGATCCGCGACGGTAATCCAGGTGCAGACTCATCTATGAAGTTACCCTGACTCCCGGGTGTCCCAATGATCCAAGAATACGTGTTGATCAAACTGCCGGTCGGCTGATTCACCGCGGACGATGGCCCGTAGGAAAGAGCACCGACAACGGAAGTTGCGCTGTAAAGGCAAACCTTCGGAGAGAATTTAAGACCGGCGGCGCGCGTCGCGCGCAGTAGTGCGCCATTCTGAAAATATCTTACCGTCACTCCGTCGTAGCGGACTTCGAACGTGTCTCCGATCGCGTAAGCACCAAAGCTGCCCCCGGTGCCTGGACCTATAATCTGAACACCAGATTCATAGATATCGAGAGCGCCGGCATTCAACTCCAGGCCGAAGTTAAGCGTTGTGTAGCTTGCAACAACGGCCGGATTATAGGACAGGCCGATCATCTGGCTGGCCGCCAGACTCCCTGCCGCCGTCCAGGTGATAAAGCATCCATTCAAAAATGGCTGTGGAGAATAAGCGGCCGAGTCCCACGCATTGACGCCGCCGCTTTTGTAAATTTGCGTGCCGTTGGCATTCACGCCGACATTGGTGCCCTGCACGGTCCACATGTTGCCGCCTGATACCGGAAGCGCCGCCGGTATCGTGTATGGGTATCCTGTGACCGCTGAAAGTTCCTGCAGATTGCGACCGACCGTATTGAACGAACAGAACTTGAAGAATATCTGCTGACCGGCGCTGCCAGGATCCAAAGCTATCTGGAATATTGAACTGTCGAGCCGCACGAATAGCGCCCCGGAGGCCTGCGCCTGGGGCTGCGAGCCGTAAAGCCCGCGTCGCAGATAGGACAAATCGTAATTGCCGGCTGATACCAGCGCTCCGTTGCCATAACTCATGACCTCGGCAGTAGCTCCGCTGCCGACGAGTATCAGCGTCTGACAATCATCGGCGTCGGCCGGCGTGACGGTGGTTGAAAGCTGCAGACTCGTGTTCCAGAGCGCCACCGCGAGCGTCGATGTCGTATCCGGATCAGCGAGTGCCGCTATTGGAGCTGTGAGCGTGCCATAGCGCGCCTCGCCATTCGCGAAGCCAATGACACCGACATATCCGTAAGTGCTGCCCCCGTCGACCGATGCGTAGACGTTGCAGCCACCCCAAAATGTTCCGCTCGTCGGAGCTGAAACGGCAATGCCGATGGTGATGCCATCCGATATCGCCGCAGCGACAGGCGGCATGACGAAGATCGCCGGCGGCTGCACATTGCCAGGTGCCGCATCGAAGTTCAAAAAATACCCTTGAGCCGAATCCCAGTTGTACTGCGGCGTGTTGCGGATGGTGCCGGGGACTTCCATCACCGTGAAGGTGAGATAGTTATCCTCATCATCGTCAATCTGAATGATGCGGCACACCTGATTCGCGATGCCGAGGCCGGAATCGTTTATCCCAATGTAATCCATCGGGTCGAGCAGCCAGTAGTCCGCGCGCACGCGAAACTGATAGGTATTGCGCTCGTAGAGCTGCCAATTGAGTATCAGCTGGGAGACGGTTTTGGCCACCGTCGCGCTCGTGATCTCATGCAGCGTCACCGTCGCCATGCAGCGCGGCCCGCGTATCGAGATGTCCCAGTTGTCCGAGGCAGACGCCGGCGACGGATTGTAGTAATTGGAGCGATCGAGGAATTCGATGTTGACTATGTTGTAGGTATCACTCAGCGCCTTGCGCTTGAGCTTCACGGGCTCATCGCCCTCTTTCGGGCAATAATCGCCGTCATTGAAAATGTAAATGGGCGTCAGCTTCGGTGCGTACGACCAGCTTTGCCCGTCGGCCGTCGTGCCAGACACCGGCACATCCGCATAAGGCACCACCCGCAGCGTTCCGCAAGAGAGCACGAAGTCGCTGTTTGCGACCTGCATGATCTCTTTCATGAAATCGGTCGCGGCGCGCTGATTGTTCTCGTAGTTCGAGACCATGAGCCCGAGCGACATGCAGTAGGCCTGGAACGTGTTCGTTGGCCCCTGCAGCGACGGCATATCTATCGTGCCGATGAATCCTGCGCCAGTTATCGGATTCGTCAGGTAATCGACAATGACGGCGGAAATGTCCGCATCTAAAATTCCGTTCGCATCCGAATAGCCGCCCACACCGCCTTCGACTTCATAGGTGAGATTCGGCATCGAGGCCGAGCCGCCGAAGTTGTAGTTGGGGCAGGCGACATAGGCGATGTTCGAATACGGAATCTGCTGGATAGCAGGCGTCCCGTTCGGATAACCGGCCCATATGGGCTGACCGGTCGTGCCTAGAGCGTACGAGAGATCCTCATAGGTCAGAGTCACCAGCGAGCGATCGTGATAGACGGTGAAAATTCCCTTGATGGGACCTAGGCACAGGGCCGCGATGAATGCTGCCGTGTAGGTGTAACTCGTGGGGGCTCCGCCGCCGCCCTTGCTGCTGCCGCCAGATCCATGCGACTGAAAATTTCCATACCAGACCAGATTAGAGCTGATGCGGGTGCGGCCGGTCACGTAGGGTATGACCTGGCCCTGCAGACTTCCCGACACCTGCATGCCAACGTAGACTTCGGGGGTCGCCGACGCCGGCCTGCTGAATAAGCCGCTCATGGAAACACTGACCAGAGCGAATGCAGGCGCGGCAGCATATCTGCAAACGATCCCTTCGTGACGCAGCCACCCGGCTTCCAGGCGTGCACGATGGTCAGTTCATCGATGATGATCGCGCCATGCGCCGCATGCCTGCCGAAGTTGTACATGGCCAGATCGCCTGGCAGCGCCGCTTGCACGCGATGTGCATATTGCTCGAGGCCCTGCAGAAATCGCGGTTGATCGCGATGCTCGAACCACTGCGGCGAATATGGATCCGGCCTGAAATCCTCAATCAGTCCCGCCGCGGAATAGACGCCGATCAGTAGTCCTAAGCAGTCGGCGCCGGCGCCCTTGACGTGGGCCGCATCGTGGAACGGCGTCGAGCACCAGCTGAGCGCCTCCTCGACCACGCGCTGTCTCGCGGTCGCAATTGGATCCGGCTTGCGCGTCATGTCTTGTAGGGTCCATACCCGCCGGTACCGCTCGGCAGACTGCCTATCAACTGACCGGCCTGGGCGCCTGCTACCTGCGCTGGCGGTGCGTTCGTGCCGCCATCGATGATCGTCTCCGGCACCGGCACATAAGGCTGACCGCCGAAATGCGCAAGATTGTTGAACTTGTTGATGCAGGTGCTCTCCTGCAAATCGCAGCCAGGGTAAATCGTGAATTGATCGCCGACATTCGGCGCGATTGGAAACGGATACCGCGTAACTATCGCGCCGCCAGCGTTGAATGAATTGGCGACATTCGCCGAGAATCCGGCATTCGGACCGGTCAAGAATTGAATAACGCCCAATTGAAAGTAAGCATCCAGCGCAGCCAGGCTCGTATTGAAATGCGCGCCATCCGTGACCGCGGTTACGCGGGCGGTCGATGTGAACGCAGCCTTCAGAAGCGTACAGCCGGCGTCATACACCTGATGCCAGCAGCCGACGCCGAACAGCTGGCGGGGCATCTGCTGATTGCCTAAGAGCGCAAGATAATTATCGACCGTGATTTCGGCGGACAGCCTGCCGGCCTGCACGTCCTGGGCGACGCCTTTGAAATCACCCACGGCACCGGGCGAGGGATCCACGCCGCGCGTTGCCGTCGGCTGATTCATGAACAGCTTCGATAGCTGGATCGTCGCGTTGTCGAAAAATCCCAAGCGGCAGGCTTTTAGAAAAGGATAACCGTTGATCAGCACCGGCGCCTGGGGCGAATCGGCCTGTGGCGAGATGGTGAGCTTCATGCTGCCGCCATCCGTGCCGGCCTTTTGCGTTTTCGCGCCGCGCTTGATGGTCAGTCCGGTCCGATAGGTGAAGGGGCCCGCGGCCGGCCAATAGATCGAGGCCAACAAAGGAACGTCAAAATTCGTGAAATGGTAGACCTGGCCGCTCGCGAGCGTGAAGTCATACAGTTCAGCGAGAGTCCACCGGCCGCTCGATAAAATCGCAACCGTCGAAGCAGAGGCGTTCTTCATAACGTGACACTTGTGAACTTTACTTCGACTTTCCACAAATGATTCATAAATTTCTTGAACTCGAAATGATCCTCATCGAAGCGGCAGCGATAATAAAATTGCCCGGACCAGGTCAACGCGGCTCCGGAGCTCGGCGGCGTCGAAAAATGAACGATGCCCTGGCCGTCGACGGAATAGCCGGATGACTGCAGCGTGCCATTGATATAGATGCTGGGAGAGCCGTTGAAATTCTGCACCAGCTCCGGCGCGGACGCGCCGCTAGGATTGTAGGTCGCAACCAGCTGAAATTGCAGCGTGCTGCCATCGCCGGTGCCGAACGGCTGCGCCGATACCGCGTTGAAATCCGGATCCGTGTGCAGGAAGGTGCCGGCGCGGCCCTGCACCGCATTGAGCAGTCCGACCAGCTGCTGAACCTCCGTATTCACGTTGTCGCGCAGGAACTCGAAAGAATATTCCCAATGCACCAACGGATACGCGCGATAGGCAATCGTGGACTGCTTGCCGGATAGTGCGGTCTGCACGCCGGTGGACGGCATGTAATAACGAATGTAATCAAACTGAATGCCTGGCAGCGTGTACGGAAATATCAGCGAAGGAGCCGGCGAGCCGCCGGTAAAAAGTAGAATGCCCATTAGCCTAAGCGCCCGCCGCGATTGATGTGTTTGTTCATGCTCGATGCAACCGCATCGCGAAAGCCTTGACTGTGAACGAGCCTATCCATGCCAGACGCGTCGAAAGCACTCATATTCAAATGCAGATGGGTATCGCCGCCACCGCCGTCTCTGCCGCCTGCCGCCGGGTTATAGGCCTTTGGCTGCACTGATTCGCCTTCGTGCAATTGCGCGATCATGTCGCGCGGAACGTAGTTGGTACCGACGTCGAGAGACGCGGGGCCGGACATCGACGCCACTGCCGCATAGGCTTCCGCACCTGCCGCCGGTGCGAGCTCCGGCCCGATATAAGGAATCGCCGCCGTGGCTGCAAAAGCTCCCGCGAAGGCCTCGGCGGCCAGCGCCATCACCTCGGCTGGGCCGGTGGACGCTTGCACAGCCTTGCCAGCCGCCGCGCCTGATGTCAGTGCGGCGTTCTGCGCGGCCTGACCAGAGACCACGGCGCTGGTCTGCGCCGCCTCGGCGGTGACCGTGGCAGCCGTCTTCTGAGTCTGGAATAGCGCGTGATACAAAAGGCCGCCCTGTTCGAGTGCCTTTGTTTGATCATTGAGCAGCAGTTTCGTGGTGAACGCTTTGATGTCGTTCGCGATTTCCTTCGTTATCAAATCGCTCGATACTTGAATTAGGGTCTGGGCCAACGTTTTGCGCTTGGTGAGCACATCGGTGACCAATGTTCCTTCGACACTCTCTATTTCCCCGACAGTGCTTTTCCACAGCGCGCTCTGCTCCTTGAGCTGCTTCGCGAGATCCTTCTGGTACTGCGAGTCGTAGCCCTCGAGATCCGCAACAAGTCTGGCCTTCAGCTCCCTTATTTGGCTGTAGACGCGTTCGTATTCCGCGGTTCCCTCCCGCAGCGTCTGCAGCTCGCTGGTGAGCGCCTGCAGGTCCAGAGAAAAGGACTCCGAAGCAAGCTGACGCATGATGGCGAGCTTTTGGGCAGCTGTAACCTGGTTCGCCTGCAGCTCTTGCTCAAGCGCGCTGCGCTTGGCATCCAATTGGATTTTCTCAATGGCGATATCCGTCGAGGCATCGATGCGCGAAACCGCAGCGGCCTGGGCGGCCGTCTGCTTGGCAACCTCGGTGTACTCGCGAGAGAACTCGCGGGCCGCCTCGATGCGCTGCGCATTGCCGAGCTTGTCGCTGGCGAGAACGCCGCTCCAGATCGTTCGCTCATCATCGAGCCTTTGACTCAAGCTCAAGCTGGTGTCCGCCATTACGGCTTGTGCTTGTTCTTTTGCAGAGGTGATCGCTTCGCGGCTCTGCGTGTCGTGGAATTCACGTTCCGCCGCAAGGACCTCGCTATTCGCCTTCCTGACCTCATCGACGTTGCCGGCGCCGTAATACTGCTTCGCAAGACTGGCGTATCGCTGCAGCGCCGCCAGACGCTCGGCTGTGCCAGACGCAAAGGCTGCAACGCCCTCCTTGACTGATTCCATCTCGCTGTGCAGGACCTCGTTATGAACGGCTTCCTGCTGGCGAGCGCTCTCCTCGGCCGCCCGCGCTTCGCCGGTGGAGGAGGCATCGTGGCCAGGGCCGGAACTTGGTCCCGCCGATCCTAACTGCGGATTTTTCGCCAGCACCGCGTTCTTGTAGGCATCGAGCATGCCCGCGGCGGCCGCCACCATTTTAGAAGCAGTATTCGCGGCGGCGGTCCCCATCTCTGACCACCAGGTTTTTGCCTCCTTCAGATGTTCCACCTGCTCAGGCAAAAGGCCATTGACGCGCGTCATCGCCGATGAGACGCCGCGCTCGCTGCCGTCATATTCTTTGATGGCTTCAATCGCGAGCGCCGTCCGCGCGCCTAATTCCTGAAGAAGTGCTTTTCTCGTATCATCCTTGGTGTTGACATCTTCCAGCCGCGTTTTCAACACCGCGAGCACATCATTCAGCTGGAAATTTTTATTAGCGATATCCTGGGTCGATACGCCAAGCTCATGCAGCTTCTCGACGGCTTTCCCTGCCCCGTCGCGGGCTTCCGAGAGCAGATTTGTTAAGCGCTCACTGGCGCGCGCGAAAACCTGTGCCGATACGCCGGCCTCCTCGCCGGCGACGCTCATTGCCTGGAATTGCGAGGTTGTGACGCCCAAGACCTCGCTCATCGTACGGATCTCAATCGCACGGTCGCCGAGAGTCGTTATGGCCTGCCCGAGCTTATTGATCCCTTCGAGAGCGATCCCAACACCCGTGACCGCGAAGGCCTTTGATAGGGTGGCATTCAATCCTTGAAGCGAGCCGCCCATGGCGTTGCTCGTCGCGCTCGTGGCCTTGAGTTGCTCGTTTAAGCCTCGGACCTGCGCCTGCGCTCTGGCGACATTCTCCGCCGCCTGCTGTACGGCCTGGGCGGCAGCGATGTTCGCGGTACCAAAACTGGTTTCAGCTTTGATCGCTTCCCGCAAGGCAGCCGCGCGATCATTCAGCGCAGCCTTGGAAACAGCCATGGCCGCGGTGAAATTCGTCGTGTCCGCCGTGATCTTGACACTTAGGTTCGAATCCGCCATGGATTAATACCCCAAAAAAAAAGAGGGGGCAGCGCCCGTTAGGACGCCGCCCCAGCATTACCCATATCCGCTATCGACGCGGGGCGCAGCAAACCGTCGACGCCAACAGCTACGGCCTGCGCCCCTCCCATAGCGGCCATGATCTGCGCGGCGTTCATCGCGCCGGCCTTCCAGCGAGCTTCGAGCGAAGCCTGATGCGCGAGTCGCTGCTCTTGCTCGGTCAGCTGCTTGGTCTTCGGTTTCCACGTCGTATAGACGCGCGCAAACATCGCCATCATTTCGTGCTCTGGCGGAAAGGCTTCCCAGTAGTGAAACAATTCGAATGCCTGCGGGAGCGTCATGGATCGAACTTCGCTCGGCGTTTTTTTGAGCGCCGTGCAGAGTCGACCGAACATGTGCGGCCAATCTATGCCGCTCCCGCCGCTTCCCCCGCCGGCGCTCCATCAGTCTTGACCGACACCAAGCCGGAGTACTGCAGAATCGCGTCATTGGCCTCACGCATCTGCGTGTTGGTCAGTCCGCGAATCTTGAAGATTTCCTGCGGTGTCATCTCCGGGTGATCTCGGCGTAGCCCGGCCGAGATGACAGCGACCGCGCGATCGTAAGAGCGGCGAACCCTTTCCTGTTGATCGTCTGCATCCGGCAACGTGACGCCGATCGCCATATCGCGCAGCTGCCCAAGATCGAGCTGGCCGATCGTGTAGTCTTTGTCGCCGAGTTTGACTGTGATTGAATCCATATAAGCCTCTCAATGGGATGGGGTAAGCGAGCGAAACCGGCATTCCGCTCGCCCATCGACGGTTTTTGGCCGCCGACGCCCCATTGAAAGGAAATGGACGAAGCCGGCTGCCGGGCCGGATGAATCGAAACTAGGCTTGAGTGGCCGTGCTCATCAGCATGATGTTCTGCGCCGCATTGGCGAAGAACAGGAAATCGTATTCGGGCATCGCGAAATCGGTGATCTTGTGTGCCATGCCCCATTTCCCGCCGATGCAATTGTAGAAGCGGATGTAATAGCTGGCGCCGTACAGGATCGTCCTGTAGTCGAGCTGGAACGTCGGCGTGGTGCCAATCAGCGAGTTCGCCACGACCTGGTTCATGCCGGTCGCGCCGGTGGTATAGCTGTAGGAGATACTGATGATCACCGATACGCCGGCCGTGTGATCAGCGGATGAGAACGTGTAGACGCCGGCGGCGACTGAATACTGTCCGGCGGCGGGAGCGCTCGCGACCTGGGTCAATGGCTCGAGCGTCGCGGCATTGACCACGCCAAGATCCGAATTCCACGTGCCGCTGTTGGGCGGCGGTGGCGTGATCTGGTAAGGCGTCGTCGGGATCGCCGTCGACGGATTGACGAAAAGATCGTACTGCGTGCCGGCGGTCCACGCGCCGCCCAAGAGCAACGAATTCAGTGCCTGGCCGGAAAGTGTCGCGGCCTTGATCTTCCCCGTCGCCTTCGCAGTGCCGCGAGCTGCGAGCAGCGCGAACTGATTCTGGCCATAGAGCTCTTTCGTGTCGAACGAAAAATCATAGGAGAATTCATTCACGAATCCGACGTTGTACGGCGTGCCGTTCGCAATGTCGGTTCGCGTGAGGAACAGGATGCCGGGGCCGAACAGGCCTTGCGGAACCACATTGGTATTTGACATGGAAAGAGCTCTCCGAGTTTAAGGAACAGTGATTTCTACATCGGCGACCGCGATGGCCTGGCCATCCATGTCGCCGGGTTCTTTCATGATCTTGCCGACGATGCGGCACCATTCCACTAGACCGCCTAACGTAAATCTGGCCTCTAGTGGGCTGTCCGAACTGAATGCGGCCTGCACAGCGTCGAGCAGATTATTGAGCGCAGTGCCAGGCGCGATGTTTGGATCCTGGCCGGCATTGCTATAAATCCAGACTTCGCATTTGAGCGTCTGGCGCTGGTACACAGTATTCGTGTATTCCATTTCCTCATCGCCATCGCGAAGAAACAACGCCGGCTGCGACGCGACTTGATTCCAATGCTGCAGACGCCGCGAGAAGGTCAGAAAGCCGGTGGTCAGCGGCACGCCGACTGCGTTCGCTGTCGCCGGTAGGGACATCGTCAGCGGCGATAGACCCGTGATGACGGCGCCGCGCGGAATGCTGCCGCCAAGCACCGGTAGGCCAATGAAGAGCCCGGCGGTACTGCTCGGATTCGTGAGCGTCTCGGATTCCGCGCCAGTGTTGGCCGTGAACGACGCTTGCACGGAGGCTTGCAGCACGGCGAACAGGGCATTCATGATGCTTTCGCGCGAAGGTCTACCGCTCATCTAAGATGCCTGTAATTCAGCAGCGAGCGAAATTCTTTGATGCCGGCGCGCAAATGTGCGACATGCTCAGGAATTGGGCGGCTGAACTCTTGGTGTCGCTGTTCGCGTTCCATTGTCCAGACATAGGCGTTTTCCCTCGCTGACGGCTCAGTCTCTTTCCCGCAAGACTTCAAGGCGCGAATCCGCACGCGGATCACACTGACTTGGCCATTCGCGTCGCGTGACAGACGTAGAATTTCGAGTTGCTTATCAAGTGGAAGCCGCGCCAATTCGAACGCGGTCGCCGGCGCCAATCGTTGCGCCTTTGGAATCGACGGATGCATCAGCGCTTGCAAGTCCGGATGCAGTTTCTGCAACGAAAGAAAATGGCCTACCCAGAGCTGATGCTTGCCGAGTGCGCGGGCCACCTCGGCTTGAGTCTTGCCGCCCTCCTGGACTTGAATGCGCAGCGCCTCGCTGATCTCCATCGGCGTGTGATCGGAGCGATTGAAGTTCGCGACCAGGGAGGCGAGGTGCTTGTCCAGCTTGGAGCCGTAAGGCACCGAGCGCACCGCGGCCCACAACGTATTCATGCCGGCTTTGCGTGCACTGCGCAGGCGCGACTCGCCGTTAATCAGTTCAAAGTCATGATCAGGATCGCCGTACACTGGCTCGACCGTCACGGGATCTTGCTGACCTAACGCCTTCATGCTCTCAGCGCGAGCGCGAATCTCCTCCGCGTCGAACCACTTGCGCGGCTGAAAAGCAAACGCGCGAATGCGCTCGATGGGAATCTGACGCATCGTATAACTTACGGCCGATTCTGCCCGCGATCGCTCAAGCGGCGCGACGGCTATCACTCTTGTTCCGCCGCCGCCTCTGCGAGTGCCTCATTCAAACCGGCCTCGATTTCAGGCTTCATCTGCGCGAGCGGGCCGCGCAGGTACTCGAAGGCCTTGATCATCACCGGCTTGCTCATGCGATCGGCGATTCGCTGCTTTAAGCCAAAGCGCGAGAGGATACCGCTCGATGCGCGTTGAGATGTGTGGCGCGGCTTATTGGAGCCATACTCCAACGTCGCGGCCTTCGCATATTCATTCGAGCTGTGCGCGAATATTGATACATAGCCGGCTACACGATTCACATTGTCAGCAAAATCGCGCGGTGTGACCTCACTGCGCAAAAGTCCGGTCAGCACCGGCGTAGCCGCCTGAACTCTCGCTTCGAGTTGCTCGGTCAAGATGCCAATCTTTTCCTCGAGCCGCTTATGTGCACGCGCAGGAAAGGTATCGAAGCGCAGCGAGATTTCCCGATCGCCGCGGGTGACTATGCTCACGCAACCACCGGCACACGATAGGCGTTGACCACGCCCATGATGTCGTTCGGCCACGGGCCGGTCTGTCCTGGCGTGGCTCCTACCCAAAACTGTTCCGTGCCGAGATTCGGCTGCTGTCTTCCGCGTAGCATCGGATCGCGGCCGCGCGCGGCCTGGCGCCAGACGACCAGGCGTTCGCAGACGCTCTGCAGATCCATCGGCAATGTGGCGATGTTGTCGCCATAATCATCGTTCGGCAGCGCATAGCCCGCCTGATAGGTCACGAGTATCTGCGCCGACGGCCAGGTGCGCGGGTGACCTAGGTCATTCAAGCGATAGAGCCTCGCCGCGCCTTCATCGCCGGGCTGTAAAGATCCCGTCTCGATCTCGTAGTCCTGGCCGGCGATCAGCTGCGTCGTGACGTTGGCGACAATCTCGATGACCGAGATCCCGGCCGTGAATGAGCTGCCGACATTGGCCGCTGTCGCTGCCAGCGACAGCAGGACGCTGGTCGGATTCACGGTCTGTATGACCGTGCCCGGCTGGATCCCAGACGCGAAAATCGGCGTTATCTGCGTGCCTGGTAGGCCAGTCCCGAATACCGGCATGCCTTCATAGAGCCCGGCCGTCGACGGTATTCCAGTGATGTACAGATTCCCGATCGACGTGTTGCCGGTGAAAAGCACCGCGCCAGCCGCGAGCGGCCATTTGACCAGCTTCAAAGGATTATTCGCGCCGCGCACGCCCTCGCCGCGCACATCATGCTGCGGCCGGAATTCATCCTGCCAGGTTGCTAGGCCAAAGACGCGATTGCAGTAACGTGCAATGGATGCGGATTCCTCATTGATCCAGCGCGTGAGGCGCTCGTCTGTTGAATCGTCCGTGATGGAGAGTTCATCCTTGACGTTTGCAAGCGATGCGAGTGCCGAGGTCCCAGGCGCTGCGATCAGCGTCGAGAGGACATAGCTCGCAGTCTGGCTTTGCATTTCAAAATGCGAGACGCGTGATGAGCTGCAGATTTACCGTATTGGTCTGATTCACGGGCGCAGCCTGGGTCCCGGAACGGATCTTGATCGCGAGCGCACCGCGCAGGGTCGTTGGATCCACCGCCACATAATAGGCAAGCGTGCCGCCGGTGACGGATCCAATCGCATACGGCGTGCCCGCGACTACCGTCAACTCCGCCCAGGTCACCCCGCCGTCCGGCGATACCTGAATCGAAATACCGGCCGTGGTCCAGTTCGTCGGAATGAGAATTCCGACGAGTGACTTATTGCCGATATCGATTTCGGCAGACAACGACTGGCCGGACGCGATCTGACACGCAATGTTGTCAACTTCTGCCATGACTCGCTCCTAATTCGCTTACGAGCGATTCATCCCGACCTGCACCATGTCGATGTCCATCGTCCCGACGCCGGTGCCCGAGGGCTTGTACACAGAGAAGTAGGGCTGCAGGATCGCGTTCGCGCCAGTCGCTGCGAAAGTGAACTGACCATGCGTGTTCTGCTGGACGTTGTCGACGTAGAAACACACGTTGGTCGGATCCGTCGCGTCGATGCGGAAGATGTGGAACGTGTCGACGACCATCGTGGTGCCGGTCGCGCCCGCGAGCGTATTAACGCCATCCTTGGTTCGCATGTTGACCACGCCGGAACCGCTCTCCTGAAACTGAGCATAGAAGCTCGCGTTGTCAGGACCCGATACCCACGCGCTCTGCAGGCCGAACACGAATTCAACGCCAGCCACACTTGGCAGCACGTGATTCGATACCCGGCATTCGAAGTTCGCGGACTTCGTCATGTCCCAGTTGAGCATGTCGTTTGCGTAGAGATCGGCCTCTTCCGCTTCGGACGTCGCCGCGAGCGCCAGACGAATCAGGCCGCCAGGATAGTTGGCGACAATCGAGCAGGTAGGCGGCGCCGCGCCGACGATTCTCTGCACCCACGCATAGCCGGATGCCGGCGCGCCTTGTGTCGGAATTGTCGTGTGACCGGGACCGCAAAAGTCCTCATCAAGAATGGCGGTCGTGTAACGCGTGACCGTCTCGCCAGTCGCGTTGTCGAATTCCGACTGCGCGTCGCCGCTCGCGGCATTGCGCGAGCGCAATTGAAGTATGCTGCCCATGAGCTAGTTTCCTCGTTTTCGGTAAAAAATCGGCCCCCATTTCTGAGGGCCGTCAAGTTCCTGAACTAACCCAGGATCAGACTTCAGACGCCGGCGGCGTTTGGCCCTGGAACCGGCCGAGGTATTCCATATGCGCCTCGACGATGTTCGCGGCGTTGCCGGCGTTCATCTGCAGGGCGATATGGTTGAACCCGTTATTGAGATCCAGAGCATCGGCCGGATCGAATTCGAACACCACGATCTTGTCCGCGACGCTCGCATCCGTCGTGAAACTATTCGCCGCGGCCTGCGCAACCAGCGTGTCCGAGACGGTCGTCGCGGAATTGTAGAAGATCGGCGGACTCGCATTCGTGCCGACGGCCTTGGAATTCAGGCCCGCGGAATTCTGCGCCTGCAGCGGCGTCAGGGTAACGGTCGCGGCATTGCCCTGGTTGATGTGAACAACGATCGCCACCTTGCCGCTCGAATTGCGCAGCGACTTGTACGGCCCCGTGAGGGAGGCCTGCGCCTGCGGCGGAATCAGTCCGATCGGCGGGCACTGATAGGAAAATTGAAATTGCTTACTCATTTCGCGCTCCAGCCGCCCCCCATTGCGGCGAATTCGGTGGAAAAGATAGGCGCGGTTGGGGAACCGCGCCTATTAAGCATCGGGACTGCGGGGATGACACAGTCTCGAAGATCGCCTAGCGCTGCGCCAGGACGATGACCAGGAAATCGGGAGCTAAGCGGCTTTGCGCCAGTTGAGGCGCGCGCCCTTAGCCATGTTGTCGACAGCCCAGAGTGGCTGCAGATTTTTCAGCGCCCAGCAGCGTTTGAACTGCGGATCGCTCGGCGAATCGTACTTGAAGGCCGAACGCGGCCGCTTGTGATCTATGTGCCATTCGCCAATGTTCGCCCAAGACATGCCGGGCGAAAACTTCGATTCGAGATGCGCCATCAAATCGGTGAGCGTGTAGCCGACCAGAGATTCCCATCGGCAGCCGGCTTTGCGACCTTTCAGTGAGTAACCCATTAGCGAGGCAATGCGGACCTCGAGGCGGCGCTGCGCGATCTCGCGGGCTGTGCGGGTCTTGCGCTGCGATGCATGTTTGCATTTCTGCGAACAGAATCTCGCTATCGCCGCATTCCACGGACGAACGGTGAATTTCTTCTTACATACCGCGCAGGCCTTTTCTGAGATCTTTCGTATGCTCTCGAAAAAGCATGCCCGCGAGCAAAAGTTGGCGCAGCCGCGCGCGACTTCAGCCCGATGAGCCATAAAACGGCCGCCACAGACAAGGCAACGTCGTTTGACCTGGCCACCTTTAAAATTGGAAGTCGATGCGCCACGCAGATTTTCCGAAAACCATGAATTCCTGCAGGTCGCCGTGCAGAAATGTCGCTTGAACCTCTTGCGCGATGGCCTAACCCAAACGGTCGCCCGACATTGATTGCATCGCGTCTCGAAGCCGCCGCGAAAATTCGCGTTTGCGCTTCCAAATCTGGAATATATTGAGTCAGCCATTGCTCGCGCCTCACGCGGATGGTGGTTAGAACAGCCGGCGGTGTTGACGCACCGTCGGCTGTTCGCATTCTACCTCTGAGCGAGCACCACGAAGGGACTTTTCGTATTGCTACCCTTAAAAGGAGTTAGGGCGACGTTCCAGAGGGGGTTCCCATCAACTCTGTACGTGAACCTGAACACCATCTCATCCGTGAGGAAGCGCACATGCATGGACGTTGCCGCCTGCACGCCGCGCTTATCCGCCAGCACGTACTGACTGAAGTCCGAGAGGATGATGTCGCCCGGCGTACCCAAGGTCGATGCGTATTCGATCGGGATGATCGGCCGTCCGAACAGCGACGAGTACGGCGCTGCGTTGATGCCGCCCGCCGGCATGAACATCGGTAGACCGCCAGTGCCAACCGTTTGGCTGAGCTGGTAGAGCTGCGGCTCGACGTCCTGGTTGATGTACCACACTGCATTCTTGCGCGAGCGGATCCACATACGTGACCACATGTTGACGATGTTGTTCAAGGACACGGTCGCGGCCGCCTGGCCGTTATCCTTGGCGACCGTCACCAGGGCCGGGGCATTCATGATGCCGAGCGGCTTGCCGACACCATCGCCCTCGATGATGCCGTCCTCCGTCATGAACATGATTTCCTCGGAGAAGGCCGTTGTCGCGATCGTCTCAAGCGCGGTCTGATCCTGAAGCAATTCATCCGTGACAGTCATCACCGAAAAAAGCTTCTTCAAGTCCAGTTCGATCAAACGGAACTTCGGCTTGGTCGCCGTCGGCTGGTCGCCTTCCGCGAGCCAGTACGACTGCACACCGCCCCAGCGGCTGCCCGTGACGCGGCTCGTTTCGTCGATGGCCGGCAGTTTGATTCCGTTGGCGTTCGCTGAGATTGGAAGCTTGAATACCCGGCCTAAGATATCGCCCATGTCATAGGCGCGCGTCCATACGGCCGACGCAAAATCAGATTGCACAAGGAAGCCGCCGGCGGAAGCGTCCGATTCGCCGGCACCGAATGGCGCACGAACCAGACGTGAATCCGTGGCGCCACCGGAATAGTGCTGCGCGATTGCGCTTAACTGCTCACCGAAGCTGCGAAAATGCTTCTGCTGATCGATTTGGAATCCCATGACGCCACGCGCATGAGCGACGTAATCCTGCGCACCCCAGGAGACGGAACGCTGCTCCCTGCTGTTTCCATTCTGGAAGCGCAGCAGCGTGTTCGGCGCCATCGTATTGTCGTTGACCGCGTCGCCCGCGGCTTCTCCGACCGGCCGAGCGGCGCCGCGCGCCAGGTTGGTCACCTTCTGAGCGCGTTCTATCAATGCGTCCAGATCCGAGATTTCCTTTTCGCACTTGCCGAATTCCTCCGGCTTATCGATAAGGGTCGCAATTTTGACCGCCAGTTCGGCACGACTCTGGCGGAGCTCGCTGATTTTCATAAGAAGGGCTCCATAAATGAAAAAGGCGCCGCTAGGCGCCTCGGGGGTCGGCCGTTGCCCAAGCGGCGAATAAAAGGGCGTTCGCGGGCTATCCCGCAAAGATCAATCGAGGGTGAGAGTTATCGGTTCCTTGCGCGCCAGCTCTTTCGCTCGCGCTGCGCGGGCGGCCCGCGCCTTTTCTTCATCGGCAGCCTGTTTTTTCTCCTGGCTGTCGGCATCGGTGTCGTCGGCCTCGCTGGTGACGGCGCCGGAAAGAACGGTCCGGACGCATCGCTTCGCGGCTCTGATTCTTCGGCCAACTGCGCGATGTGAATCATCCGCGTCCTCATGAGCGTCTTTCGCGTCATCATGAGCTTCGTCGGCGGCCGCCAAATGCTTCTCGGTCTCGCCTTTGGCTTTGTCGGCAGCTTCCATGTGATCCTTGGCCTTGGCGGGATCGTCCTGAGCGGCACGCACATGCTCGCCGAACTCCGCAAGGGTTTGGCTCGCCGCCCGGGATCGCTCCTGCGCGGTAGCGAGATGTTCCGCGCCAGCCTCGGTTCGCTCGTGCATCTCACTGTGATGCTTGAGCGCTCGCTCATGATGAGCTTGGGCTGCCTCGAGCTGATCCTTGTTGGCGACCGAGAGCTCCTTGCCGGCACGTGCAATCGCAATGCCGCGGCGAAGGGCGCGGCTGCGCGGTGTCTTTCCAGCGGCGATGAAGGCGCGAGCTGACGGTTTGAGCGCGCGCATTTCCTCATCATCGTCGTCACTGTCGTCGCCTGGTCCATGCACAGCCAGCAGCTCGCCGATTTCCTCGTCAGCCATTTCCTTGCAGGCCTCGGCAGCCGCCTCGAGCACCTCGAACAGCATAGCTGGAACTTTGCTACCATCGCCTTCCATCTCCGCCTCACATGCAGCAGAGAAGTGCGCGTAGCCGAGCTCCTCGAGAAGAAAACACAGTCGACCGACGTCATAGAGTCCGCGTTTGAACAGGGGATCTGCACTGCTTCGCAAAAATGCTCGCTTTGGTTTCACTGCTCGCTCCTTATCGTCATCGCCAATGCCGGCCTTTTCCTTGTAGTGGTCAAGGACGGCGCCAGCGGATTTCTTCACATCGTCAGGGATATCCGTTTGCGACAGCCGTGAGGCGGCCGCGCGGATCGCGCCCTTCGGTACTTTCATCTCACCATCGACGACGTGCGCGATGGGCAATTTGTAGGAGCCGCGCTTGTCGGGTTCCGCTGCGTTGTAAGCGAGGAAGCCTTTGCGCGCGACGGTCGAGTCGAAATCATCGCCGCCGGCATGCTCGAAAATCGACGCCTCCGCGGCCGCGCCGTCCCAGGAATCAGAATCCTCGATCGGCAAATCCTTGGATGCGCCGACCTTCCATTCTGCGGCGGCTTCGGCGCGTTTCTTGGCTGGCATTTTAGCGGCCCTCCGAAGCTGCTCGAGTTCATCGCGAGGCACCATCAGCATGCCGCCCTTGTCCAGCAGTCGCTCGGCCCATTGATAGAGCGGAGCGGTGTCGACGCCATGCGACCTGGCATCGAGCAATGCATCGGGCAGCGCCGGCAGCGGCACGATGCTGCATTCGAGCATGTCGACTTCGGTGAAGATCGCCGCAATGTCAGGATCGGTCGATCGCTTGTATTCGATCGGCTGCCAGGAAAGGCTGACTGCGCGAAGCCATTTACCTGCAACGAGATCGCGGATCGTCCCGGCGAATGGCAATACTTCGCGCGGCACAAACGTGATATCAATCGTGCAATTCGGACGATTTGTCACGATGTTGGTGCCGCGACCAATCGGTGGCTGCGTGTCATCGTGCGCGAACAGCACCACTGGATTGCGGTCGAAGTTCTTATGATTTATTGCACTGTTGCGCACAATGAAGCCATCGCGGCCGACGTTTTCATTGCTGAACACGAAACTGAAGGTGTCCGTGTCTGTCTGCGTCGGCCATTCCTCGACGGTCGGCGCAAGGCGGCGGATTGGTTTATCAAATTTCTTCATTGAGCTGTCTCGCTGATCATACGTTTAGCCAGCCCTCTCGCATTGGCGACCAAAGTTTCCTGCTGCTCGAACGCCTGCCGATATTGGTCAACCTCTGTGCGCAACTTTTTCTCTGCGGCCATCCATTCGATCTGCTTTTTCTTCAGACGTGCAAGCTCCGCTTTGAGTGGTGAGAGTTCGGCGCGATAGGAGTCGCGTTCGGTGCGTAGATCAGCCTCGACTAGACTCAAGTCGGCGTGAATCTTCGCCCAGCTCTCGCACTCCTTGCGAGCGGTCGTTAAGTCCAATTCCTGTTGATTCACAGTCTCGATGACCGACGTCAATTTCGCCGTGGCATCGCTCATCACGGCCAAGGCCTCGCGGCCGCCTGCGATACCATCGGCCCAGGCGCTGCGATTCGCTACGAGAACCATCAGGCGCTCAAGTAGTCCGGCGAAATCGTCATGCATCTCGCACATGTCCTCGGTGACGCTCATATTTAGCCGACCTTTTGTCGGCCCAGATAGATGTCCCAATGAACGCCCAGATCCCAGCGAAGCAGTTTGGTGGCGCCATCCGCTTCTCTTTGCATTACCGCCTTATAGCTTGAGACCGCATTGCCGAGCGGCACCTGTTCGAAGTTGTCACAGATACCTACATACTCAATGTCGTCGTAGACGATTCGGTAATGTGCGTCCACGACTATCACGCCACGAAGCGCTTCACGGACGCTGGCCGGATCGCTGTTTACAAAACTCATGGGAATGACGAAGCGGCCCAGCCGCCGATCGGTAGTGTTCATGTTTTCGATATCCCCTTCTTCGGCGGCCGCCCGCCGCCTTCGCCTTTATCGCCGGTCTGATCGCTCCCTGGAGCTGCGAGGCGCGGCTGTTGCTGCGTCTGGCCTGGATTGTCATCGTCCGGCACCGTCGGGTCATTCGGATCCGCCATGCCTGCAAATACATCGGAATCCACCGGTGCCGTATTGACGGGACGGAAGACGGTGTCGCCACCCTCGACCTTTTCCGCACCTTCGTCCGCGCGCACTTCGTTCACCGTCCGCCATCCCGTGCCGCCAAGCGCGATGCGATTTGCCGCGAAGCGCGTGGAGATGTCTGCACGGAGCAGACGATCGACGTCGAACGCGATGAACATCTCGTCCGGATCCAGATTGAACGTGAACGCTATTCGCTGTTCCCACATCTCGATCCACGTGGAGAGCGTGTAGTTCAGATACTCCTGCGCCAGCTGGGTGATGCTGTTGCCAGTGGCGCGCGCCGCGACGCCGAGCATGTGCGGCGGCATCCGATAGATGCGCGCAATCTCCGAGAGCTGGAAATCGCGGGACGCGATGAATTCCATGTCGCTCGATGTCATCGCGAGGGACTGCCATTTCAAGCCCTGCTCGAGGATCGCGGTCTTGCCGGCGTTGAATAGGCCGGTGTTGAGCGTTTTCCAGTCCGCAGCGAGTCGCGTCGCAGCCTCGGGGCTCAGTTTCTGATCGGTCGTCAAGATGCCGCTGGGCTTGGCGCTGTTGCCGGCCCACCGCGACGCGAGCTGCTCCTGGGCGATCGCAAGACCAATGGATTCGCGCGCCAGGCTGATCGGTGAAAGACCCAGAAGGCCGTTCATCGTCAAGGCCTTGAGATGAAAAATATCCTCGGATGCGATCAGCAGCGGCTCACCGGAAAGCACGGCCATCTCGTGCAGGCCGGAGCGCGTCACCATGTAGAACAGCTCGCCGGTCGGCGCTTCCCACAATGCGACACGATCTGGATTGATGGGCACCAGCATCTTCGGTTTGCCGGCGTAATCGCGCAGGATCACGGCATATCCATTGCCGCGCAGTAGCACGGCCGTCTGCATCATGCCGCAGAATTCGAACCAAGTAAGCCACGGCGCCGGGATCTTCAGCAGCGGGTAGAGCGGATGATTGGTGGCTTTCTGTCGCTTGGCGTTTCCACCGCTGCGTTCGCCGCGGAATATCGTCGCGCCCATCATCGCCATGTTGTAGGCGATATATGAGACGCAGGCGTAAACCGCTGAGACCTGCATCGCCGAGGCCTGATTGACCGCGACGCCGGCGGCCGTCGGTACCGACCAGCCGAAGTCGTTCCAGTTCAGCGCGTCACTGGTCGTATCGGTTGTGCGCGATATTGTCGCGCCCAGGCCGCGCGCGATGGACTGAGCGAGTCCCATCAAGCACCTTTAGCGCGCAGAATCACGCCGACGATAAGGAGGACGCCGCCGACGATCGGTCCCGCGGGCGGGTAGGCCTGCCAGGCACCGAATGCGATCAGGGCGGCGCCTCCTAAGAGCAATAGCGTCTCAATCAGCGATGAGAATCCAGGGCCCAAGGCACGCAATGCCGAGCCAATGTGTCTTGCGATAACCATGCCGGAACCTCGGGTCGTTTTTTCTGGGAAGTTGTCCACTTCTTCGCAAGTTGTCCACTTTTTTTATTGCATTTTGAGGGTGCTTGATAAAACATGGCGCACATATGGACGACGCCCAAACAATTATGGCACTCCCCGAAGCCCGCGCGCGACGCGCTCATTTGGCAAACAAACTTCAATCGCTCATCGACAGCCCAGTCGACTTCGATCTCGTCGTCGAAGAAATTGAAAGTCTCGATTATTTGATAGAGATCATGCAGCGTCCCGTAGGTCCCAAATCCGAAATCGGAATAGCTGAACGCTATGCCATGGCCCTACGCTATCTTTTTGCGCGGAGTGAACCATACATCTCAATCAAACGGCCCCAACCATCGGCTCTTTCCGGCATACAGCGGTGGTGCATTGCCAACGGCATCTCTCTCCAATATTGCGAACCGACGCTGACGGCCAGGGAAGCCGAATGCATCCAATCGTTTGAATGGAGCTATAGGTTCCTTGCTGGCGCGGGACGACACAAGAGGAACCATCGAGCACAGAAGGGACAAAAAGTGCATGTCCGAAATTATTTAATCGCGCGCCTCATCACAGATCGTCTCGTTCTGCATGAGAAGCCGACTGTTGAAAATCTCAAACCTTCCGCTTGGCCAGGGGATTGTGACCGCACAATACGGCGCGCAATGCAGAATTTCTTCTTTCTCGCCGCGAGCATGATGCGGCGAGGGAGCTCTTTTTTAATAAACGACGCTCAAGAATGACTCAATCCTTCGTCGCCTGGGTTCGCTCCGATCTATTCCTCCATTCCGACGACTGGAAAAAGGCACGCTTCGAAGCGCTGCATCGAGCGCATTACGTATGCGAATGGCCTGGCTGCGATGAACGCGGCCAGCATATTCACCACGTCAAAGGTCGCTGGCGCCATCCACTGCTCGCACTTGAGCCCACGAACCTGCTAGTCCTATGCGCGCGCCATCACGGCCAGAGCCACGGCTGGAAGCGAATGCCCACTCATTGGCTCAACTACGAGCCAGCGAATGATGCGCAGTTTGAACTGCCGTTCGAGAATAGCGGCTAGAAATGCAAATGATAGACGAAGCCTTTTGATACCTCAGCAAACGCCTTAGCTGCCTCTGCAGGCAATAACTCCGGTCCGATGTATGGAATTCTCGCTGTGTAGGCCTCCGCGTAGGCCTCGGCGGCAAGTTGTCTCATCTGACTGCGAAACCGATTCGAACAGATCAACGATTCAAAGCCCTCCGGCGTGAACTTCGACAAATTCATATGGATAGTGCGATCAGCAGCGAAGACTGCCGGCGCGGCGATAATTCCGAGTAGAGCTTTAAAAAGATCGCGGCGCTTCATACCAATAACAGCCCTCTCGTCTCGTACACCGAATCTTCCGGCGGCACTATGCCAGCGGCCGCGCCGATCATCATTACCAACGCAATCATTCCATCGATACGTCCGGTCGATCGGCGCTTGGTCAGTTTGCGATTGCCCGCGTCATCAATGATGACGCGCGCGTTCTCCGCGCACATCCGCAAGATCGGATGCTTGCCATGCCGCAGTTTCCCGTCGAGTGCCATGGTCTCGACCGCGCGCAGCGCCGGCGTCATCGTTTTGAAACCCTGCCCGAAGTCCTCGAGGAAAGGCGGCTCCCAGCCGTGACGCGCGAATGCCCTTTTCAAGCTCTCGAACTGCCAGCGGTCGTAGGCGAAGCCGCGGACATTGAGCTTACTCAAGACGGGCGCGACAATTTCCGCCACCGCATCGTAGTCGACGGACTTTCCCGGCGTCGTGATCAGAAACCCCTGTTCGCGCCACAGGTCATATGGCACGCGGTCCCGTTGCGCGCGCTCCACGAGCCCATCCTCCGGCAGAAAGAACCAAGGTCGGATATGCCAGACGCCATCCGCATCGGTCGCACCAGCAACGATCGAGGTAAGATCTTGCGTAGCCGACAGGTCGCCACCGGCGAATACTTCGCCATCCTCGAGCACCGAAAGGTCAGGTGCCCCCTCATTGAGCGCCCACACCGCCGGCGACAGGAAATGATCCTCAGCGGCTACGCGCTGATTCAGACGTAAATTTCGAAACGCTGCTTCCTGGGCTGGGAGCCGCTGCGCCATGCGCGCGGAGTTGCGAAACTCCTCGATGTCGAGAAAATCCCCAAGTGCGGGATTGGCAAGGCGCCAGGTCGCCTCAGCCCATGGATCGGCTTCCGGAGGGGCTGCGAACAGAATTACTTTGCGGCTATCGTCGTTGTCTGCCAGCGCATCGTCGATCAGCTTCGAGAGAAGATCACCATCCGTCGGCGCCTGGGTCGAGATCACGAGGGACATGGGATCCGCTTGGGCGCCCATTGCGCTCTCGAGTGCATCGTACAGATCCGAGCGCGGCCCTCGCACCTGGCCGAGCTCATCGTGAATGACGAGCGATGGCGATAAGCCATATTTCGTTGTCGCATCCGCGGAGAGCGCCTTGTACTGCACGCCGGTGCTCGGACAGAACAATTCTTTGGCCGACTGGCGCACGATCACCATGCGATTGAGCTCGGGGCTCATCCGCGCCATCTTCGCGGCCATATCGAACACGATCGCCGCTTGCTTGAGATCCTGGGCTGCAGAATAGATCTCGGCATTGCGTCTGGACTCGGGGCCCGCCAAGTGCGCGAGCACCAGCATGGCGATCAATGCCGTTTTGCCATTCTTACGAGCGAGCGAGAGGATGCACTGACGCGTCGGCGTGCAATAGATTTTTCGGATGGCCTTCTTCTGCCATTCGCGCAAGCGTACGGGACGACCAACCATGCCGCCCTTCGGCACGCGCAGATAGCGCTCGATGAAGGTAATCACGTCTTCGGCGCGCTTCAAGTCCCGGCGCGGCGCTCGCGCCTTGCGAACAGCAGCACCCATCAATTCGGCTTGGCACCGGGCTTATCGCTCGCCCAGACCGCGCGGCCGCCGAGCAGCGGATCAGCCTTCTTTGCTTTGGCCTCCGGCTGCGCTCCGCGCTCGTCTAGTTTCCTGGAATGCCATTCGACGACCGCCTGGACGCTCAAGCGCAGCTTCGTCGCCAGGGTCGCGAGCGTCGCGCTCATTTGGTTGCGGCGTTTTTCGTATGGCTTGAGCTCCTCCCAGGATCCGGCCTTCATCAAGCGATCGATGCGCCGGTTCAGCGCCCGCATGTGGACGATCAGGACGCAATATTGCTCGAGCAGCGGCTGTGAGCCGGCATCGAACCAATCGGCCGGCTTCGAGGCGGCAATTTCGATCCAGATCGCGCCTGCCGCCTTACTCAGGTGTTTTGGCGGCGGCGGCGGTGCGCTGCCGGCCAAATATGAGGCGGCGGCGCGCGATTCTGCAGACTGGCGTGGCATAAATGGCTCAATTCAAATCGGGCAAATCCGTAAAGTTAGCTTTTGCGTTG